CGCATGTTGCCAGCCCCTAGTGGGGAAAGCACAATGGCTGCTTTTAATGCGGAAAAAGCCCGTGCTACTGGAATGTCTCGCACTTTAAGAACGCAAGCAGAGGCACAGCAGGCTGCTGCTGAAGCTGCTGTCCGTCAGCCTACAGGTCGGGGCAGTGTGCTGGAATTTGATCCAATCACCGGAACTTACAAAGTTGGTGGCGCTGGTGTTAAGGGCGCTACACCCGAAGTTTTTATGTCTGACACTGGTGCCTCGCTTAAATCAGCATCAGAAAAAATGGCATTGAACCAGCCATTTGCACTGACTGCTGCTGAAAAAGTAGCATGGGAAAAGACTAAGGTTGATCTGGCATTAGCGGCACCTGAGTTCAAATCATTGTCGTCCAAAGAGCTTTCATCAAAGATGATGGATCGTCAATGGGTATCTGATACGATTGGCAAGATTCGTGAGAAAGCTCAAGCATTTGATGAAATTTCTAAGCGCGCCTCAACGGCTCAAGCCATTCGTGATGCTGCTATGAAACGGGAACAAATGATGGACTTGCTGGCTAATTTGGAAGACAGTTTGCGCCAAGCCCGCCCAGTTCAAAAAGGCGGTCAAGGGCCAAAGACTCGTGCTTTTCAACGTAACCAACTTACACCCGAACAAGAAATTCAAAACGCCCTAGCAAAGTAACGTCATGGAACAGATACAAGAACTTGCCAACGAAACTGACAAGCGACTAAGCGTCCATGAGGCCATTTGCGCCCAGCGCTACGAGGGCATTCAAGCACGGTTTGATGATGGCTCCAAGCGCATGACCAAGATTGAGTACCTGCTCTATGTGCTGCTGGCGGTTGTGCTGCTTGGCCCTGGCGTCGCCGCTGAATTTGTTAAGAAACTGCTGAATTTGTAGCCATGATTGACCCCATCACAGCCTTTGCCACCGCCCAGGCTGCGATCAAAGGAGTCCAAGCAGCCATCAAGATGGGCAAAGACATCGGGGCCATCTCTGGCGACCTGATGAAGTTCTTTGAGGCTAAGGATGTTGTCGCCAAGGCAGCAGCCCAGCCTAAGAAAACCACCTTTGCCAAGTCAGATACAGCGCAGGCATTTGAGACAGTCATTCACGCCAAGCAGTTGCAAGACGCTGAGAATGAGTTGAAGCAGATGTTGATCTGGTCAGGCCAAGCTGATGTCTGGCAAGCCATAATGATTGAGCGCAATTCCCTTGTCGCCAAGCGCAAAGCAGAAGAAATAGCAATGGACAAAGCCAAGGCCAAACGCAAGAAGGAAGTTGAGGGGGCCGTTGAGATGGTGTTGCTCCTCGTAGCTATTTCCGGCCTGCTTACGCTAGTGGCTTGGGGAACCGCGCAGTACGTTGCATTTATGAAGGCATGAAATGGAAACCCTACTTAACCTGCTCAAGGGCATTGCCCCTGCTGTTGCTACTGCCGTTAGCGGCCCTCTGGGTGGCCTTGCTATTTCTACTATCGCTAGTAAATTTGGCGTGGAAGATAGTGTTGAGGCTGTGGCTAAAGCCATCGCTGGTGACCCCGAGGCGGCGGCCAAGCTGGCTGAACTAGACCTGCGGCAGTTTGAACTGGAGAACGCTGACCGCGACTCTGCACGGCACATGCAGGAAGTTGCTTTGCAGCAAGAGGATTTGTTTGCCAAGCACTTTATCTACTACTTTGCTTGGTTCTGGTCTGTAGGCTCGATGGCCTACTTCTTTGCCATTACGTTCGGCACAGTACCGGCCAGCGGTAAAGACTTCGGCAACATCATCCTTGGCTTTTTGCTGGGTACTGCCGTGGCGACCATCATTAGCTTTTTTTACGGTAGCTCTAAGTCCAGCAAGGACAAGACCGACGCTATGAAAGGTAGTTTGAAGTGAACAAAGAGCAATTGTCAAACTGGGTGACGATGGTTGCTTGCTTCACTCTGGCGGCTACGGTTATGTCAATGGTGTCGGTTTTTGTGCTTGGGTTCTTTGACGAGAAGGTTGACAACAACAAGTTGTTTGAGATTGTCGGCCCAGCCTTCCAGACAATCATTGGCGGCTTCATTGGGCTAATTACAGGTATCAAGATTGGAAGCAATAATGACTCATCTAACTGAACACTTCACCCTTGAAGAACTCACCCACACTGACCACCGGACACTGGACAACACCCCCAATGATGCTGAAAAAGCCAACCTGCAACGTCTTGCAGAATTTCTTGAAGATGTCAAAACAGTACTTGGAGGTAAACCCATCATGGTCAACTCCGCCTTCCGATCTAAGCAGGTCAACGATGCTGTTGGTTCCAAAGACACCTCTCAACATCGTATTGGCTGCGCCGCAGACCTCCGCGTCCCCGGCATGACCCCAGATGCAGTTGTCCGTGCAATCATTGCCGCCCAGCTTCCGTTTGACCAGATCATTAGGGAGTTTGATGCTTGGACACACATCAGCGTCCCCAACTCGGTAGGCTTAAAGCCTAGGCGCCAGGCTCTTATCATCGACAAGGCTGGCACTCGGGCGTTTGCGTAACTCAACCATAGCGTCCTTGAAGTCGCCCTGAAGCTGCTCAATGGCCTCTTGCTGGGCCTGCATACGCAGGTAGGCATCCTTGGCAAACTTAGCTAGGTTCTCGTTGCTCCAAGCGGCAAAGTTAGGCAAGTCGCTCATGGTGTGTATTCCTATCTTTCAGCTTGGCCTCTGCCCATGCTGCGCCCTGCCTAAAAAATTTGCTCCTCACAAGGTCATCTGTCAAATCTTCCCAGCACAAACCAACCCAATGGCGTGGCTGTTCTAGCCTATCGCAATACGCTTCAAGCGCACGGGTGTACGCTGCTTGGCTTTTGTAGTCAGACTCAATTGGGCGGTGGTTCATCGGTCTTCTCCATCAAAGTTTTCAATATGTGTCTGCAAGTCAACGATGCGGGCTGTTTGGCTCTCTAGCATTGCTTCTGCTCTGTGCGCTCTACCTTGCCAGTAATGCACATCACAAAACCCACCTTGGTCGATCCCCTCGGCATACAAGTTAAAGGCATGGCTACCGCATTTGATGCATTCTTTCATGTGTTTTTACTCCTTAATGCGGCGTCGATGGCTTGGGCATGTTCTTTCCAGCGTTGGTGTCCCTGTGCTGCAATTTCACTCATCTCTTCATCCGTCAGCCCTACCCACGGGCGTTGTGCTGGGGTGGTGTAAAGAGGTCGCCAGCCGTTGCGTAAATCAATATAATCAGGTGCCCCCAACGCAACTCTTGCGGAAAAATTTGGGATGGACATTTCGGGTAGATACGAGGCCACCGGCTCCTGCTCTGGCTGTGATGCTTTGCCAGCGTCATAACCTCGCTGATACTCTTTTTGCAGCGCCTCCTCAAATTGAGCAATGTAGCCCTGCGCGTCATCGTCATCCAGTTTTTCTAGCGCTACTTTGCGTTTGCTGTCAAAGCCTGTCATTTCTTTCTCCTTGTAGGTTGGGGGCAGTTCTCGGGCGGTACAACAACACACCAGATGGCCTCGTAAGGTTGGCTCTGACCTGCTTCAGTCCACCTGTCAACGTAGGTGTCAGGCATTACAGCAAGCGCGGCTGCAATGGAACTCTTTTGGGCTGCTAGTCGGTCTGCAAGTTCGGCAACGGTGCAGCCGTCTTCCTCTTTCCGCAAGATTGCTCTAATAAGAGCGGGCCATTTAGGAATCATGGCGTGTACCAGTAATAGCCAAACATAAAACACACGCTGGCAATGATTCCAATGAGGACGGACAGAGTTACAAACCCTTCCATCACGTCCCAGAACAGGTCACGCTCTTTTAAACCGCAGGTACAGCGCCTGCCTTGATTACAATTTTGATTGCATGTCATGGCCTTTTCCCTTCCTTCAAAATCTCCAACCTTTCACGGTTAGCTCTGAGGGTGCAGTAGCGCTGGTGAATGCGTTCTAGCATGGATACGCGCCTGTACTTTGCGCGTTCTTCTTGCAGCAAGATCAACAAATCAGTCTCACTGTAATTTGGCAATTCACTCTGAAATTTTCGCCAGGTCAGCAATTTTTTTCTCCAGTTCAGCAATCCTTGCGGTCACTTTGTTATAGGCCCGCGACGCGCTGTTTTGCGTCCGAGTACGAATAGCCAGTTCCGCTTGCGCGGTTCTTAGCTTTGCTTTGAGGTGTGTTAGTCGGTTCATGTGCTAAAGTTTATCACAGTTCTTAGCGTGTCAACTGTTTTTCTTAAACATCATTCCATCGCGCTGACCTGCGGCAATCACAATCCAGCCGTTTTCATGGTCTTTAATCAAGCCAGCCTCAAGCAATGGCTCTATGTATTTGCCCTTCTTGGTGTCTGATGAGATGTAATTTGCTAGTCGAGCGTATTTGTTGTTCTTAGAGCCAAGACCATTGGCGCCTGCCCATTCAAAGAAAGCGCTGCGGGTAAGGTACGGTGCGCCGCCTCGATCTTCTGCGCCGGTAGCAAACCATGCACGTTCAAACGATGAGAAGCCAAGAGCATCGCCCTTGCTTTCGCCTTCTGGTGCTTCGCCTTTGACCACCACTGCGCTAGTGACCTGATCTCCGTCCTCATCCAACCAGCCAGGTATTGCCACTGATTCAAGTTCAACATATATGGTTTGCGCCATCTCGGCGTCTTTGCTCTTGCGCTGTACGATCTCCATTGGCTTGCCAGGCTTGCTTGGGACGATGCTGATCTCAATGTCCAATGCGCCGCGCCATGCGCTTGAGCCTCGGGCACGGTGCTGTGCCTCATCTGACACGCCTGTGTGGTG